GTCGTAACCAAACGCGACTGGGTTAGTGAATTCACTCCACTTGGCGAAAAGCGCAGCTCCCTGCTGCCTGGCATTCATACCTTTAAAAACCGTGGGGTGATCGCTCGGCCCGATCCTACGTAGGGCCTTAAAGATCCTTTTCTCCACATGCTTCAGATACCTCCCGACTTCAACATTGAATCGGGGGTCTCTGGGTTGAATGAGTCTGGGACAAGGGTCCTTAATCCCGTCCCAGCCTATCTTCTCGCACTTGATGAATGAATCAAGATGTGCGTCGCGCGCGTGCACCGGTAAATGTTTTAAGCTCGCGACCGCGGCCTCATAAATTGTACGTTTCCGACCTGTATAGTAAGCTAGGAATTGCTCGTAGGTTAACTTATTACAGGGTACTATATACTCCTCAAGGGCCGCTAGCTCAATCGCTAACTCACAGTCGAATATGCCTGGCTTTGGGGGGGGGGGTAGCTTCAGCTCCCCTTCTGCGACTATGTTAAATAGCCTCTCCACCAGTGCACGCCTTGCATTTGGCACATTCGCTGTATGAACGCGGAAGTCTTTGGTGGACATCATTTGCCCACACTGGTATAGACCTCGCGTCTTCTCCACTCCTCCTTCCCACACCACCTCTAGGGAGTCGCCACGGCGCATGACAGGATGTCTTGCGGTGGTGGTCGTGACGCTCCCGGCGTAGGTAAGGCACCCCTAGGCGCGGGCCACGGCCGCGGCGCCCACACGGGGCCCCACGCCGAACCTGCCTAGGAAACGGCTAACGATGCCGTCGTCCACCTGTGCACTATGTGCGCCTTCCATTGCCTGCTGGCCGCTGCGGCTCTCTTCAGTCACCTCTAGCTGTCGCCGCAACACATCGCCTGAGAGTGGTTCAAAGAAGCACCACAAGGCCGAGGGATACAGCTGCACCACATCGGTGCGCCGGAGGTTTGGTGAGAGAGCACACTTGTTCTTCCAGTACAGCACCATCTGGGCTGTAATGTGCAGCTCGGAGTCTGCGTCTCGCCGTCTGGACTCGGCGGGAAACAGGGCCTTCATCTCCATTCCGAGTTCGGCAGCAGTCTCGATGGCCCATCCTTGATGCTCGCCAGCACGTGGTACGGTGTCATGCACGGTTGACAGCGTGACCTTCTTCCGCTTCCGCTTGTCGTTGACATCGACGGGGCCGGTGTACATCTCCATCGCGCGCTTGAGTCGCATCGCGTGGATCTCGACAGCCTCCTCGATGGGCGGGTTGTCGACAATCTTGCGCTGCTGAACTCTG